CGACGGAGGTAATCCTGCCGGGTAGATGCTCCGATGGTTGGTCTATGTCCACCTGCTCGGCTACGGAGGTCGTATAGACTTTTTCCTCTTCGCTCACAGCTTATCCCCCCTACTCGGAATCATCAAACTTGACCCCTGCTTCCATACCGTCAAATGCTTCCTGCGTCCACGCTGCGCTTGTAGCAGGGTTCACGTTTAACACCCGATCCCAGTACCTATAATAAGCGTTCTGCATGTCCGTAGCAGGGTCAAGGTCATAGTCTGTAGCGCCTATCCTTACAAACGGCTCTACGGCTGCGTGAGCGTCCTCGTAGCGTCCTTTAAATACGTGCTGGACGGCTTTGATAACGCCGTCGCCTATCGCCACCCCTAAAGCGTCCTCTATCGTTTCCATCTGGTAGCTGTCCCTGTGGCCCGGAGTTTCCGATTCCACGTAGGTTGTGTCGCCATCGTCGGGGACAGTATTGACCATTTCCCAGTTGTCGTAAGTTTCGTTGCTCGGTGTCCACTGGCTGTAGTTGCCTATCCCTTTAGGCTTGGCAAGGTAGATATAGCCCCTGCCTACCCATGAGTTGTTCACCGTGCCGGTGGTGTCGTTTATGGCAACGTCGTCAAAACGTGCAATATAATTAGTGCTTCCAGCATAAGGCTTCCCCAGGCATAAAAACCTGATATGTCCCTCAATTGTGGGATCTGTGTCACCTTGGAACGATATTACTGAATTACCGTTTACCTTTACCTCGAAAACTCCATTAGTGTCATCTACAAGTAAACGCCATTCTATCCTTACGTAGCCCCCATCATTGATAAACGCCTCTGACGAAGACGCTACTTCTACCGCCCCCACATACAGGTGCAAATTAACAAGGTCTGCCGTCCTTGACACCCTTATGGTGGCAACGATGCTATTAGTATCACCGGCAGTGGCATACGTATCGTCCCTGAAGCAAACAATCGGCACAACGCCATCCTCTTGCAAGTTTACATCACACTCAACTCTGCCATAATGCTCTACAATATTAGATCCCAGGTTTTTGAATAATGTATGCCTATAAGAGATGCCGCTGTTCTGCTGGGCGTAAAGTGCATAAGTGCCGGTCTTGGCCCCGGAGTCCACCACGCGTAGAATAGACCGGCTTAAATAAGCGGTCATATCGTACTGCCAAATACTACCTTGGTAATATCCAAAAGTGGGTGTTTGGCCGTCCGGCCGTCCCGTCTCGAACCCATCCATAAATATCCTTGCCATTACCTCACCCCCCTATGTTAGCGCCTTGTATTTAATGTCAACCTTGAACCGTGAAGCAAGCGCCTCGTCCAAATTCTCCACCCGGTAATAAAACTGCCCGTTCTCGTCCTCGTCAACAAAATAGCAGATCGGCAGATACCCGTAGTTAGGATCGCGGATAGCTATGCCCCCCGGCCAGTCCGGGTCTTGTTCCGTGTCCAGTTCGTACATTAGGTTTGTCCGTGCCGCTTCGCTGTAAAGTTTAAACTTAAAACCTGATACACCGGGTTGGTAATCGTAATCTACAAGCACCGTCTCCGGGTCGGTTATGCTACCCAGCGCAATGCGGGCAATATTCGTATAACCGGAACTGTCAACCGTTACAGCATAGTCGGTATCACGCACATAAACCGTATGCGCGGAGTAGGCTTGCGTAACAGTCAGGGCAGGATCAGTCGCCCCGGTAAGCCCGGTAAAGTCGGCTATCAGGTTGGAGTCCCCCACACTCACAGCAAAGGTAATCGTGAAATCCGTGTCCGGCACTACCGTAACATTGCCTGCCCCGAAGATGCCTTCGAGTGCGGTCTGGATAGTTGCCGCCGTGTCATCATGGTTGAGGGTCGCCATGTTTCCCGTTATACCTAAATCATAGGTTCCACCTGTCGCCCCGCCCAAGAATAGCGTCTGTATCTCGGCTGTTTCGCCATCTGCCTTGACTACAAGGTTATCCACCTCGTCGCCTGTTTCGTCCAAACTCCGGTCGTGTTTATGTTCAAGGCGCTTGGCAGTTTCTTCCTCCATAATTACTTCTTCGTTTTCCACCGGAACCTCGTCAGCGTCAAGGGTAACTTTAAGCATGTAAAGCTGGACTTCTTCACCCACACCGGGGTAATAGTCAAAATCTATCGTGCCGTCCTGCGATCCTTCTGCCGCAACCTCTGCTGTAACCTCCTGCTCCGTGCCCTTCATCGGCATAAATGCGGGCATTTCCCCTTCCACCTGCCCCGGCAGAACTGCCCATTGTGTGCCGTCATAGTACCAGTACTGCCCCAAGTCCGTGCGCCAGCACATGCGCCCCGTGAACGTGGTCAGCGCCACCATCGCCGCTTCATCGGCAACAATGCGGATGCCGGGGTTTCTGTCCAGCTTCTCAATCATGGTGTTGTAGTCGCTTGCCCAGTCCTGATTATCCGCAGGGACAATGGGCAGGGTTAAATTGTCTGTGTAGGTTATCGCCACAAGGTATCAACTCCTTTCTATACGTAATAGCGCACAATGACGATGCCGGAACCGCCGTTGCCGCCTTGGTCACCGGATATGCTGCCACCACCACCGCCGCCGCCAGTATTGGGCATGCCGGATTCCCCGTCGTGGGACCTATTTGCCCCTGAGCCATCCCCGCCGCCGCCAGCACCGCCAACACCGCCAATAGATGTGGCTTCTCTGGCGTCTGTCCCACCACCGCCGCCGCCAGCAAACCAACCATTGTCGCCTACTGTGGTGCCGAATACTGCACCAAAGTCTAACCCTGCGCCTCCTGCGCCACCATTGGGGTCGTTTCCATTCCCGCCCGCTTCGCCAGCACCGCCGCCGCCACCGCCAGGGTCAACAGTGGTGTCGCCACCGGCAGCGCCGCCATCATATCCTTGATATACTGCGTTGGGAGGATCGGTATCTATTGCGGACCCTCCAGAAGCCGTGCTTCGCCCGCCGCCGCCGCCACCGGAGCCGCCGTCTCTTCCTTGTCTCTGAAAACCTCCACCGCCACCGCCGCCTATGGCTTCAAGGGTGTCAAAGATGCTACTTGTTCCATCGCCACCATCTCCACGAGAGGTCGCGCCTGCCCCCCCTTGCCCGACTGTTACCGCAATGTTAGACAAAGGCACGACAGGATGTCCGGCTTCCCACAATAATCCTCCTGCACCGCCACCGCCACCAAACTCAAGCCCACCTCCACCACCACCGCCGACTAAGAGTATATCAACAGCAGTGACGTTGCCGGGAACCTGGAATGTGCTGTCAGAGGTAAATATTGCTACAACCACTTCTACCCCCACCCGCTGCCTCACCATCGGCATCTTCTGCACAAATTGTTTTCTCATTTAGGTGGTGTCCCCTTCCAAGCCGTAAGCGGTAATCTCAATGGCGTTTTCTGTTTCCTGCTCGGCTACAACCTTATGTCCGTTCTCGATCACAAGCGGCCCGATGATCTCCGTCTGCTTTGCCGCAAAAGTCGCCCCCGGCACAATCGTCCGGGTGTTGCCAGCGTCAATGTAATGCTTCAGCGTCAGTGTCTTGGCCGCTGCGTTTGTGTTGGCGATCCAAAGAGCCGTCACAATCCACACCTTGCCGGAACCGGGGCCGGCGGTCAGGTCGGCCTCTGCTGTATGGTCAGGTATGCCGTGAAATAAAAGTTTCTCGTTCAATTCATCACATCCCCAAGGCTACAAGTTTTTTGACAAGCCCAACATCCGTATCTCCACCGCCGCCACTCGGAGGTTCCACCCACTCCGCGTTATAATCCGCAGCATCAATCTTAGCTAACATCTGCCCTGCCGTGCCGCCTGCGGGCAAACCGTTTGCCGCCGCCGGGCCGTCTGCAAACTCTAAGCCGTCCTCCCCAACGTTAACCGTGGCAACCTTCCCCGCCTGTCCGGTATAGTTTGCAGGGGTATCAGTAAGCTCCGTAAACGCCCCGCCACCTGCATTATCGTCAACGTATTTCTTCGTAGCCGGGTGATAGTCGCCGGAAGGGTTGTATTCGGCTGTGTTGGCTTTGTTGAGGTAATCGTCATCGTGGTCATGGTCAATATCGGCATAGGCAAGGTCGTGGTCGTGGCCTTCATTCGCAAAGTTCGGGTCGTGTGCCTCGTTGCCGTGTTCAGAAGGGGTGAAGGTGGAGGGCTTGCCGGTTATCTGTTCCCAGGAGGCAGTAAGCTCACTTGACAATCCTGCTGCCATTTCCGGGGACAATGCCACCACAATACCGCTTTCCTGTGATGTCCAGTTCACCACAAACCTATCCTTGTCCAGTACCTCAATAGTCGGCTCATGCGTAGCTTCTACTAAATCAGCAGGGTTAATCCCCCCGCCGAAGATACTCGTTCCAAAGGGCTGTGTCCCAAACCCGTGCTCACCTATCGGCCCTTTCCAAATAGTAATTACAGGCTCGGTGTTCATGTAATGTTCTACAACCCATTGGTCGGAATTAAAATAAGCCTGCCGGTAGCTGCAATTATCCAACATGGCTAAAAATTCTTCTTTGGAGATAGCCCCGATACACTCCGGGCTGACATGATCCCCACCATCAATACAATGCGTTTCGGCGTGTTTGTTCGGCTTTAATATCGGTTCCCCGGTATCTGGGTCTGTGCCGGGCTCTCCCATGCCGGGCATACCTATAACCTCTATAGGTGGTAAACTTCTCGGCCCCTTCGTGTAAAAGGAAGGGTGCTTGAAGGTGAAGTCCGGTTCTATTTGAACAGCGTCAAGCCAGGCGTTGCCTGCTGGCCCTCCAAAGCCGATGATTACGGTTCTGGTGCTTAAATCGCTCCACTGCACCGCCAGCCTGTCTTTCGGTGTCCGGTAGAGGCGGGAATATACGCCCGTGTTAGTGTGCGTGTACATGAACCGCTGTTCCCAATCGCTGCGCTCGTTTAATTCTTCGTCCCCGTCTTGGAAATGTTTCCACCTATGATAAGCGAAAGACATAATTCTGTTGTTGTTCGGTTCGTCTAAGATAAAAATCCCACACCCGGTAAAGGTTCCCGCCGCGTGCATATACAGCCTGTCCTGCTCTTTGTCGTACCAGAAAGAACAGCCAAAAGATGCAAAGCGGGGCGTTTCCTGCATATCAGTCATCGAATACCCAAACCGCTGGCCCCACTCGCCAAGTGTCTCAGTAAATGCCTGCCCATCAGTTGTAGATCGATACATGTGTTTGTTAGCAGACCCCTGCATCATCATCACAAATATATCACCGTTACCGATCTGGAACGGCTTGCAGAAGCCAAAATAACCCGCGTTTAGCAGGGTTAGCCCGTAGTGAAATGTCAGAGTCCATGTCTCCCCGTCGTTGGTGCTACGAAATACCAACCCCCTCTCCTTGAAGCCAACAGCCATACAGGTAGAAAGCAAAAGCGCGCCGCTGTCTGTTCTAAATGGCTCATTGAGCATCCCTTTGTCCCAACTAACTTCGAGGAACGGATATTGAGAATCAGACCAGCCGGGAGTGTTCTTCCTGACCAGAGTGTGATGCACAAAGTCGCTTACCTTGTCCTCTCCCGCCATTGCGTAGCCGTTGCCGGAAGAAGAGATATAACAGTCAATGCGGGAACCTGCTACATCCCGCCGCTCGGACATAGTACCGTATTCTTCACCGGGATCTGGTATCTGGTGCCTGACGAAGAGTAGAAGTTTGCCGTCCTCCAGCTTGAACATGGAACAGTCGGCCAGTGTCCCAAAATCCAAGTCAGTTATAGTTATTGTTTCCTCTGCGGGGTAACCTGTGTTTAAAAACTTTTCCTCGCTTGATGTGTAGCCGAGAACAATAGCCCCGTCCTGCGGCCAGGAACAGATAAACCTGCCGTCCCCTGTCGGAACCCAATTAGACACCCTGGAATTGGAATAATCATTGTAGCCCTGTATAGTTTTAAGCGGCCTGAAATCGGTGCTTCCCCATTCCTCTGGCGGTTCCTCTACCTCCCAGAAGGGCAGCCTTACTCCGCTTAACTCCTCTTCTACTTCGGCGTTCTGAAAGCAAACCTTAACACGGCCTATCCCCTGCTCCGGTATAAAATAAAAACTGGCATATCCTTTAGTAAGATAACTCATATCTGGAACTTTTTCATTCATTCTATCTACTTCAGTAAATAGTGCCCAATTAGGTATTGGTCCCCATTCCAACTCATAACCTTCACGTATGATTCCTGAATCTTGACCATATTTATTAACATTGCCTTGTTCTGAGTTATCGTAAATATAAAGTTTTTCGCCGGTATCGTACCGCTCTACCCAAGCTTTAACTCGGGCACCTTTGTGCTTAAAAGATATTCTTGTGCGAACATTATCCCACCACTCCGGGTCAGCCCCTGCTGGAACATGCGGTCTGCCGATCTCTGCTAGCGTGGACTGTTTTGCGGTCTGTCCCGGTGCCAATTCTAATGCAACAGTGCCTTCCCAATTTGCATCTTCCGTAACAATACCATCTGTATCCCAAAATAATGGCTTCTTTGTTTCCGGGTCATACCACTCGTAACCAGAACCTACTACTTTGTTGGGGAACCGTTTGATGTAATCAGGGTTTATACCCCATTCATCATATGCTAGATGAGCATTTATACCTACACCTGTTTGACTAAGAGCGCCTCTTCTTAAAGCATCTTCTTCACTTTCAAATAATCCTTCATACAAAGCAAAACCATCTACTCTTAAATATCCAGTTATTCCGACTGTGCGGATCTCAAACTCTGCTTCAATCAATTCTTTAGTATTATCTACATAACATACTTGCTCAAGTTTAATCCAGTCTTCTTCAGTTTCTCTAGTGTTAAAGAAAGAAGGATTAATTGGTAGTATAATAATATCTTTATCAACTTCTGGAAGACCCATACCCTCATCTTCGCCACCAGTTGTTCCAGTGGCACTACCTGCTGAATACTCTATACCATTCCATGTTCCATAAGTATAACAAGTATATCTAGTATCAGTTTCAAGTGTTGCATGAGTAAGATCAACTTCATATACAGGCTCTTCACCTTCACCGGGAGGATCTGGTGGTAATACATTCCATGACCCTAAGTACTCGCCTGAATCTTCATTGACAATCACAAAACGAAACTTATCATATAAGTGTGCTTCATACTGCAAATCAAAAATTTCCCAAGTTATTGAAGTTTCTCCAATATTAGTAATTCTTGTTTTATGATCTGAAGTAGTTCCTGTTCCCTCTTCTGTTAATAACTCTTGATATTTATAAGTAATTTTAGCATAGGCTCTTACTTGAGTTTCTAAAGGCTCTGGCGATGTATCAAATTTAAAAAAGAAGCGTGCAAGAAGGTTTTCGATTGCCCACTTAGAATCAGTAAAATCTTCTCTCTTAAAAGTTTGCTTCATATAAGCAGTACTTCCAAGTCTAAAATGATTATAAGGTGCTTCTTCGTCTCTTCTCCGTATACCACCTTCTTGAACAGAAACACCACTGCTAGTCCAATTTACTAGTCCTTCTTCAGCATATGGATTTTTTAAAATATTATCTTCTGCAAACCACATAGGTTTATGTTTAAAGTCAACCGTCGACTTAGTATACCCACGAATGATTCCGCAGCGATATTCTATACCATCCCATGTAGCAAAACCATGCGCTTCATATAAAACACCAGGCTTAAGATCATCTCTTTCAAACCAAGTATTTGGAGCAGGATTTTTAGAGTGCCAAGTATATTCTCCGCGGTATATCTTATCTTCACCTTCAAGAATAAGAATACGAAACTGATCATATAACTCAGCATCATACTGAAGATTATATATCTCCCAGCGAATCCACTTTTCTGTTTTTTCTCTTATTCTGATTTTATCTGGCAAATATTATCACTCCAAACACTCTTTCTTTATTGCAATTAATTTACCATCTAAACCACCTGCAAAGGACATTGTTTGTCGAACTATTACTACCTCAGCTGAAGGAACTTTATCAGCAGTATCAATAAGAGTAATAACATCGCCAACTTCTAATGAAGGATTACCACGTATATCAGCTGAATAATACGCAAAAGGATCACCTACAAAGTTTAAAAGTATACTGGTGTAGTTATTAGCTTCTTCTTGCTGCTGTATTAAGTCTACTGTTAAGCTCAGTTCTTTTTCACCAATTAAATCTACTAAAGCAGCATTGGTTGCCATAGATATAGCTTCATTCTTATTCATTTTTTGTCCAAATATAGTTAGCCTAACTTCCTCAAGTAAATTATCATTTATTAACTTTATAGTGCAGTCTAATGCCCCATGTTTGATATACTCAATATCTGAATATCTACCCTTAGTTAATGCAACTTGATTAACCAAACAAATAGGAGCATTTGAAAAAGTTATACCAGTTAAAGTAGTATCGGGTACTTCGCTTTTTACATCTGCTAATGATACTATTTGCTCAGATTCTAAATTTAAAGTAGGCATAGGATATTTTAAAAATATTTTTGAAAAAGTATCAGAATATTTTTGAGGAGAGTCTACATTCACTATTTGATTATTATCTGTCAAAGTAGCAACAGACTCACCTACACTAAATATATTTTTAACTCTGATCTTGCCCTGCCTATTTAAGAACACAAAGCAGTGTCCAGAACTAGCTAACCTCTGTAGTTCATTAATTACTTTATCACGATTAAACCAACCAAATCTAATTGGCTGAACAAGATCTTCATCAATTATATAATCATCAGAAGTTAAACCAAAAGATTGAAATAATATTTCAAACATTTCTTTTATATTTGTATTCTCAATAACAGGAACCATAGGCATATCTTTTTGTCCTATTGAAGCTAATATATCAGGACACTTAACTGAAGCACGTATTTGTGAAGAAGGTGAGCGCCAATCTCCAGTTCTAAACTCACCTAATGAAATATACTCATAGCTACCGCTTACATGCACCCCTATAAAAGCCTTTATTAATACGTTTGGTAACAACTTATTATAGTAAGGGCTTTCAGTATTAGTTGGTGAAAATATTCTATTAGAGTTATTTAAAACTAAGCTAAGCTCATTAGCAGATACGTGGCCTAATGGACTCATTGTATCAGCTCTTAATTCTTCTAAGATTGCTATAGAAACAATTTGATCATCTTTATAAAAAACAGTAGGACTATTGTTATCTCCATCAAAAAATATCTCAACTTTAGCCCCTATGTCTCTATCTAACTTATCTATATTAGTTTTGAAACCTGCACTAGTGCTTATCAAATCTACACCTCTATCAAATCAAAGTTGACATCCTTCCAATACCAACCCATATCAGTTCTAAATCTTTCTGATGGTATGTGTCCAGCATAAACAGTTGCCGTCTTAGTTACATCATTTTCAACATACTGTATTTCAAAAAACATTGTAGTTGTGTCAACTATATTAAGAATATCATTAAAGTCCTTTTTAGATATTGATTCATAACTAAATAAGAATTTTCTTTTTTTAGCTATAAAATCCATTGTCATATCGCCGTTAGCAATTCTACCAGATTTTGTAAGATTATACCTTTGAATATTAAAACCATTAGGTACTTTTATTTTAATCCATGTACCACCTGCTAGACGGAGTCTTATATTCATACCATCACTCATTATACACTCCCCCTAATGGCTTCATCTGCTCTAACAACTTTCATCCTTCTTTCTAATTCTACTAAACCGCGCTCATCAGTTATTAAAGTACCAACGTATAATGGAGGCATTCTATCGTCTCCTATTATATCACCGATACGCTCTGCAATCATATTAGCAAATTTTTGACCATGCGGACCGGTTAATGGAACAACCGCTTCTGGCTTATTACCTTCTCCAACTTCAACTACTGAGTGCTTCCTAACTATGCCGCCTGTCTCAAGTTTAGGTATTTCTCTAACATTTATTGTACCATATCTATCTGCAAAACCTGCACGCCGTGCCCAATCAGGTGTTTCAAAACCTAATTTATTCCAAGCTCTGATTAAAATATTAACCCAATCAATAATATCATTTATAGTGCGCTTTATTAACGAAGATAAATCTGACCAAAAGCCTTTAGCAGCAGTCCACAAATCTCCCCACAGTTCTTCAAAGGTAGACTCAATACCTTCAGCCCATTCTACTATAAGTTCTATTGTATCATCGTACCATTCAACAAATTTCTTATACATATCTTTAACCCAAGTAACTAACCTATCATAGTTTTCTTTAAACGTCTTTATAAACCAACTTTCAGTCTCTTCATACCATTTTTTCCAAATATCAATTATAGCACCTTTCCAATATTCAAACTTTTCTTCCATATCTATTATCCATTCTTCTATATGCTTCTTTGTGGTCTTAATAGCTTCTTCTACTAAATCTTTAACACCTTCATACCATTCTTCCCATATTTCAATAACTTCTGTTTTCCATGATTCATATAATCTTTCAGTATGTCCTATCCAGCTTTCTATTGTTTTTTTAGTTTCTTCTACTGCTGTATCAAATAGTCTTTTAGCCTCAATATACCATTCTTCAATTACTTCCCAAACATCTTCTTTCCAACCTTCCCATTCTTTTAATGTTACTTTTATCCATTCTTCTATTGCTTCTTTTGTATTAGTAATAAATTCCTCAAACAATGTTACAGCTTCTTCCCACCATCCATCCCATATTGCAGCTATATCATCTTTCCATTCTTCATATAAATCAAGAGTATCAGAAACCCACCCTTTTATAGTCTCATACGTAAGTTTTATGAAACGCCATAGAAGAACCAAAATAGGCTCATCCCAAATATCTTCAAAAATTTCTAATAAACCTTCTCCCCATTTTTCATAAGACTCCATTGTATTGCTAACCCATTCTTTTATAGCCTCCCAAGTTACTACAAGAGACTCTATTATATTACCCATAATTAACTTTTTAAATTCTTCCCATATTTCTTTTGTGCCTTCCCACCACCCACTAAATATACTATAAGTATTTGTAGCCCAATTACGTATTCTTTCTACTGTTATTGTAAATATATCTATAAAAGCATCTATAGTTAATTCTTTAAATTCTTCCCATAAGCCTTTTATAGTTTCCCACCAATCTTCAAAGTGCAAAGTAGTAATAGTAGCCCACCAAGAAATATGCTTAGCAGTTGTTTTTAATGTATCTATAATACTGTCCCAAGTTAGCTCAACAAATTCATGATAAATTGCTCTTATATCATTATATAAATCCCATATTCTCTTCATAGTAGTAAAAGTAAAATCAAAAAATGCTTGTGCAAGAGTTCTAAGAGTAGCAGATACAGCATCAAAAAATGACCATATATCGTTTAAAGTACCGACTATAAAATCTTGATATATACCTTTTAAACCATCCCAAAGCTTTTGCCACCAAGCTTTTACATCAGTTTCAGGAAATAATCCATCAAAAAGATCATCAAAATAAACACCAGGATCTATACCGTCCCCTATTCCAGCTAAAGCTGCATCTAACGGTAACTCTTCAAATAAATCTGTATCTAGTGTATCACCTATACCAGACAAAGAATCAGCAGCACTATCAAGAGCATCTGGTACATTATAAACTTCATCAAAAGAAGCTAAGAACTTTTTAAAACCTTTTTCAGCTTTATCTGCTGCTTTACCTGCTCCATCGCCCGCTTTGTCCATTTCATCACTTGCTTCAGAACCAATACCACGAATACTGTCTAATACATCTTCTAATGATTGATTAAATTTGTCGCTACTTTCACCTAAATTAGTAAGATCTCTTGTTACAGGTTTTGTAAAACCTAAACCGGCTTTTATAGAATTCCATAAACCATCAAAACTAGCTTTTAAGTTCCATATTCTATTAGCAGCTAATACTATACCAAGCCCAACTAGCGCAATTATTAGTACTTTAACATTAAATAATAAAGCTATATTTAAAGCCATAACTGCTCTAGTTAAAGCCGATATGGCTGTTTTTAAATGTGCAAAAATAAAAGCTAATGGACCTGCAATAACCATAAGGCGCATAGCAGAATATACGAGATACATAGCTTGAGCGGCTAAAAAAGCTACCAAAAGCTGTCTTAAAACATACGCTAATTGACTAAAACCCGGTATGTTAGTTACTGCCCAATAATAAGCAGCTTGCAAACCTTGTATAAGCCCATTTAAACCACGTAATACTACTAGCATAGTTGTAGAAACAGCAGATAATGCATAAATAAAAGCGTCACTAAGTACAGTTATTAAAGGTCTAAAAGCATTATACAATTTTCCTATTTCTTTTACGAATAATTGAACTGCTTGTATAAGATGCATTATAGGTTCAAACATGCGCTCTGGAATAATAGCTTGAAAAAATCCATGCACACCATATTTCATAACTACATCGTTTAAATATACAATTCTATCCAAAAAAGATTCTAAAAATGCTCGGTAACGTTCAAATAAGCCTTCAGTTAAAATCCTACTGAGCATTAAAAAATTATCACGAATAGTAGTTGTCATGCCAGCAACAGTTCTCTCAATTAATTCAGCAGCACCTTCAAAACGTTCATGCATTCCTTCTAAAAGTGCGGCTATAGCTACGCCAGCAGGTATTTGTGCCTGTGATATATTAACTAATTCATCCGTTGTTAAACCTAATTTTTCTGTTAATATTTCTGCAGCGGGTATTCCAGCTTCCATTAACTGCCTTACTTCAATACCTTGTAATCTACCTTTTGCAGCTATTTGATAAATAGCCCTATTCAATCTTTCTAATTGAACAGGGTCACCTCCCATAAGAGCCGTTGTGTCAGCTAATGTTCTTAGAATAGGAATAGTTTGTTCTGCTGTAAAACCTACTGCTAATAGTCTTTTTGCAGCTTGATCTACACCCTCCCATTCAAAAGGTGTTTTAGCTACAAAATCAATAAGTGCATACATATATTCACTAGCTTCTTTTTGATTACCCAAAAGGAGTTCATAGGCAATAGTAGTTTGTTCAACTGCTTTAGCATTTTCCCACACAGCAGCAGTCATCATTCTAACCTGCCGTAGAGTATGATAAAACACCTGTGAAATTAAGATACCAGTAATAACTCTACTAGTATCTTTAATATAACCACGTATTGTCCAAGTAACTCTTTTTGCTGTTTTCTCCGTCTCCTGCAAAGCACGTTGAGGATCTCTACCAAAGGCTTTTTGAAAACCGGCGCCTAAATGAGCCATTGAGCCACGTATTCTTGAGATGCCTTGTCTAAATCTTTCAGTATTTAGTTCAGCATCAGCTCTTAGTCGACCGGCATGTAAATCAGCCATAGATAAACCTCCTCAACTACAATATTTGATCTATATATTTCTCTTGCCTATTTGGGTCTTCGTCTGTACTATTAAACTTTGAGTGAACTGCCAGTTGTCTATAAATGTGGCGAGGAGTGCACCTCCAGAAATTATCTTCTGATTTACCTAAAAGTGTTCGTCCTATATAATACATTTCACCCCAATCCCATATATCATTAGAAGTGCACTCTAAATGTTTCCCTCAGTTTGTTGCTGCTCCTGCTGCTCTAAAAATTTATCTGCCTCTTTCTTTTGTTCTTCTGTAAGTTCGGGCATACTATTTTCAATTGCTTCAGTTATTAGTGGCATATTTTCTGTTAAGGTTCTAAAAGTTAACATCTTACCTACATCTTTTTGAGTAAGAGTATCATCTTCATGAATTAACCCAGCCCACAATAATGTAGTAAAGCTTTTTACACTCTTAGTTTCATGTATTTTTAGAACCTCTTCAATAGAACCAAATTGTTCTTCAAGCTCGCCCCAAGCATTTAAATCATACAATAAAGAACGTTCTTTATCCAATGTAATTTTAACAGCAGTCGCTTTTACATCTTTAATGCCGCTCATTATTCCCACCCTTTAATTTTATTTTAAGATCTGATTGTTTCTAATACACCGGCAGTAAACCATGTACCGGGTGCAAAGTTTGTATCATTTTCATCACCTTGGAAAATATAAACATCGTCAGCTTCTCTTTTAACAAAACTACCATTTATAGTGGGTGTTTGAAAGTTAATTGAATCAGTCTTAGTTTCATGATTAAGCTCAGGAACACTAAATCTACCTTTAGTTAGCCATGTATAACGATAGTTACCATTAGACTTTAATGATCTAAAACCTACCGCTACCCATGGAGCAATATCTTCTGCCTTTCTAATAAGAATACCATTTGCAGCATCATAATCATGACCTAACAAAGTAGCTTGAACATCCAAAGGTAAGTCTGCTGTTATTAGTTCTAATGTTATTTGTCCTAAAGTAGTAGCCGTTTCCATAGGACCATCATCAGCAAACAAACTTTCTGAAGATGGGTTGGGGTTAATATTAGCTTGAACAGCCCCAATAATTCTTTCCGGTACCTCATAATTAATTGCAGGAGTTGGATCTACCTCATCATTAGTTAGTAACGCATAATGCAAGTCTCTTAAACCAATGGGTACGCCTGGCATTTTATTACCTCCTTAAAATTAGTCTCGGTGTGTAACAACAATCATATTAAAAACCATAACCTGCCTATTTAAAGCATCAACTTCCATTTTAAACGGTGGCTGCTTTGCCGCAATTAATGTCCATCTTGAAGTAGTTAAACTAATTGCTCTGTCAACAGGTTGGTCAAACTCATTAAACAACTGATTAATCTTGTTTCTGCATTCATCATAATCAAAAGCCCTGACTAACAACTGTATATTTCTACTCAATGCTTCTACACCAGTCTGCGTTGAATCTCCCGAATACTCAAACAAACATATAACAGAGTCTGGTTGATCTGGTCTTGTATCAATCCAAGTCTCAAAACTACCCTGTAGATTATTATTTATAATATAAGTTTTAAAATCATCTAGAAGCATTAAGTCAAATCCTTTCTTAATTACCTATTTCTTAAAGTTCCTAGTGCTTTCCATATATTATTTCCCATATTTGCTAAAAACTCTGTTTGTAGTTCTACTAAAGGTTGCTCAAAAAACTTTGCTTGACCGCCGCGTGGATGGTTCAATGACAAATCTTCATGCTGCTTCATAAGATACTCACTTACCGGAATACCTGTTCTTGGATTAGTTCGTGTAGTACCATCATAACCAAAATCAATTGTAGTTCTATTTTTAGAAACTCTTGGTGGTCTAATATAATAGGTACTTTTCATAGCGCCTGTCCATACAGGAACTAACGGTTGGCTGCGGTTTATTACTTTTCTTGCAAATTCTCTTAAACCTTCTCTAGCTCCAACACCTACATAATGATTAGCTTTTTCCATTCTTGCATTAAGGCGTCTTTCATCACTTTTTCTAAGTTTAATATTTACAACATTAGCCATTATAAACTCACCTCAACACAATAAATTTGTCCTTTATCATCATAATAAGGTATTGGTAATACTCTTACTGGCCAATCAATCTCACTTATAGTAAACACATCATTAATTTTTATATTATTAGTAACTTCATTTGGCTCAAAAATTAAAGTAATATTAGAGACAATCTCTTCACCTTCACTATCCTGCGCAATAGTTCTGTTACCATAAATAAAGCATATTAAAGTAAGTGATGACGCAAAAGTAGGCACATTTCTATCATTTGTACCAATTCTTTCCTTATATAAAACTTCTTTATGCAGCATATTTCTTAGCGGCTTGTCCATGATTACTCCTACTGATGCGACATTATATTTCGCTTAAATATGGGCTTTTTCAAATCTTTATTTCTTGTATCTTTTTCTTCTTCTGATAATGACAAACTACCACAATATATCATAGCTTTAATTTGAAGTCTACGCCGAATATTATCAGCTAATTGCTGATAGTGCTGAACTGCTTCACTGGCATTTATACTAGTTGGTCCTATCTTCTTATTAACTTCACGTGAAAATCTTGCTATAATATTTTCACAACATCTTAAAGCAGCTCTTAATACAGAATCCATTTCTTCATCTAAAACATACATAATTTCTTCATTTTGTAGTAGTGCATCACTTTCATCTGTATCACCTATTTCAAATCTTACGGCATCTAGCGGAGAACTTGAAGGATCACCAGAGTAGCTCCATGCCATTTAACTCACCTCTACATTTTAAAAGCTACAACCTCAATATCATTAGCATCAGTGCCCGCTACATCTAAATGAATAACATTGTCATTTTGATTATATAAATTTCTGTTAAAAGGACCAGCAAGAACCATATCATTAGCAGGAACTGAAATCACCCTATCGTTTAAAGGTAAATCAGTATCAAAAAGAACTGGTGTAGGGATAGTTACATCAATAATATCTGCAGTGATATTTTTTAAAAGTAAATAAACACGACCATCATTAGGCACTGCTAAACCCTCTGCACCAATAGCAGTTTTTTCAGCTTCAAATTCTTTACCCGTTGTTACAATTAATACTGTGCTTATATCAACTCGTGCCATCTTTATACCTCCTTTTTAAAGTGAAGCTTGGAGGAGAACATTAAAATTCCCCTCCTTGCTCCTCATCTTCTGGCTCATCAATACTGTTCTCTACTTCTTGAATATCCTCAATAATTTCATTTGCTAACGAACGATTCTTATAACTGGCTTGAATAAGCCTTAATAATTCGCCACGAGAATTAACTTTGTTCATGGCTTCTTTAATTTGTTTGAATGAACGCGGATTATCTAACATCAAATATCACCCTTAGTTTAAGATACAGCGTTTTGGTAAAATACTCCCAAATCGTTAGCAACTACTCTACAATCAAAAGCCATTTCACCTTCAATACGCTCTGTACCAATACCGCGAAGAGGAACAGGCATCCTTACTATTCTATTACCATATGCACCTGCTCCAAGTAAACCAGTCCAAGAGAAAATATAGCCAGCGGACGGTGTCTTTATACCCGGACGAGGCGCGGAATATGCTAATAGCGCATGATTACCCATAAGAAAATCAGTATCTTCAGCTGCGCCTTTACGGGCACTATTCTGAACAGCCCAACCTACTACTAATCTATCAACATCAAATAATTGAGCAAGAATATCAGCTGTTACATAACCTCTTTGAGTAAAAACAATACGACCAAGAATATCATCATGGTTGCGCAATGCTTCATAAACATTAGCACCTAATACTAAAGTGTTAGGCTTAAAACCTGTTTGAGAAGCAATTTGCATTTTACCTTCAGATACATCTTGAACAGGCGTTGAGTTAGCGACATCCCACTGCAAAAATTCATTAGCGCCGGGGGCTGCAGCAACTCCTGTAAGATCCGTAGCCCAAACACCGTTAGTAAAATAACTGTTTGCCCATACAAGCTCACGCCTTAAAAGCATTTTTTGAGTAACAAACTCTGCAGCATCCCTATTAGGTGCAAGAGGAGAATCAGCATTTACACGATCTTCCTCAGTTACATCTTTATGAAAAGCATATTTTCTACAGAAATAAGTTGGAGTATTATCAATTTCATATTTACCCCCTGCAGATTCTGTAGCTGGAGCTCTTTCTTCAGCTTCATCACGGAACCAGTCTTCTTTCAAGTAAACAAAATAACGGTCAGATTGTTTTTGAACAGGGACTGGCGGAAATACTCTGCCAGCTACAAAAGCAGAAGCATCTTGTACATATGCAACACTAATATTAGTTAACGGACGATCAACGTGTACCATTTGGCGCGTAGGCACTTATTTCCACTCTCCTTTCTAATTACTTATTTTACTATACTAATAATACTGGAAACCACTCATCTGCAGCAGCTGTAGCAAGAGCAATACCTGCAGTAGTACCTGCTCCATCTTGAAGAACACCGTCAGCAGCTCCAACTTCAACCGACTCACCGCGTGTTACTCCGCCTGCTCCAGCTATAGCAATACTTATACCAGTTTTCATAACCCGTATAGTTTCATTATCATTTAGAGCAGACTCCATTTGTGCAATACCATCAATTCTTTCACCTGCAGGTGCTATGATTAAACCATTAGCAGATACTTGAACAGCATAAAAACGTGGTATTTCAGCATCAGCAGCAGTTTCACTGTAAACAAATCCGGGAACTTCGTAACCCATTTATTGCACCTCCATTTCTAACTGCTTTTCATATTCTTCATACAACCCGGGTTCTAATTGAAGCACTTTATTAATAGCTGCTTCTTGAGTTAGTGAAGAATCATTAGCCATAAAATTCTTAGCTTTTCCTATAATAACATCCCAAGCACCTTTTCCTGCATCAGATCCTTGGCTGGACCCTACAGTCTTCATTATTTCATTATTTTCTTCTAAAAGGTTATTTACAGACTTCAAAAAGGCTTCAATTTTTGCATAATCGTCTGGATTTTGATCATTAATACGTTTAAAGATAGGGCCAAGTTCCTCGGACTTAAGTGGTAGTGCTTTAAACTCAGCAGCTTTTTGAATAAAAGAAGCATTTTTTTGATCTTCTTCAAGCTTTTTAGCTAATTTTTCAGCCTCGTCTGCTTTTTGTTGCTGCTGTTCAAACATTTTCTTAATTTCCGGATTAACACCTTTCCAAATATCAGTACTTTCAGGATCATTAGGAGTATTTTTGGCTAGGGCTTCAATTTCTTTTGTCAATTTATCAATATCTTCATCTTTTTTAGCCAAATCAACTTCTAAGGCAGCCGCTTTATCAAACCGAGCCTTAACTTCTGGACGCTGCTCTTCTGGCAGAGACTCTAAAAACTTATTAACATCAAATTCTTCCGGCATTTTATCCGCTCCTTTCTTAGTTAATAAACTTTCAATAGCATTTTTTAACCTATTTTCAAATTTGTTAAGTATACTTTCATCTATTTTTAATACATCATCACCTCCATCACGTTTAAATAATACTATCTGTGCATCTGGATTTGCTCCTTTATCAACTAAATCAACCCTGTCTATCAACATATTTTTTAGTTTAAAAGGCACTACTTTTTCACCACCTTAAAAGTAATTAAGCTTACTTATGATACATGCTTATTATCAAAAGTAGCAAATACATATAATACTTTAGTACTATCATATGTGGCTGTATTTACATCAATAGCTGCCGTAGGCATTTTTCCTACTACAATAGTATCAATATCTTCAGGAGCAATAATTTCTGTTCCTAGCACTGCATAAATTATTTGAACAGAATCATCAATATCAATATTTAATCCAATTAAATTATCTACACCTACTTTAATTTTATCGGCAGTATCATCTACTACCCAATCTTTGCCTTCAACCTTAGTAACTGTTTTGAATATATTTTCGGTAATTACTTCATCTGCTTCTACTGGGGTAATTACTTCCATTATTTCTTCATCTAAAACATTAGTTCCAGTAATCTCAATAGTACCTAAATCATCAACATTTACTTGAACTGCATGTGTAATATTTAATTTACATGGTACATCTGGCTGATTAGCAATTGTATATTCTCCAACCTTCATATCAGCTTCGGCAACAATATGATCATCTGTTTTAACTTCGGGTGCTCCAACTTTTAACATTTCAATATAAGTATATGGTATACCTGTTTTTTGAAAGTTATCAGACGCTTTCAAATCTTTTACATTTAATGCATCAGAACTTCTAATACCGTATAATTTCATTTATGCATCCTCCCTTTCCAATTTTGCTCTTCCTTGAATAGAAAACATTTTATAGGTGCCGTCTTTCACTTTTTGAACCACATTATCATCTTCAAAATAAAATCCAACCCACCATGCTTTTGGTAAAGCATCTTCAGCTAAGCCCATCTTTTCAAGCTTTTCTGGAGTAACTACAAATGATTCTACCATCTGCCCCACCGCATTACCTTTGTGCATTTCACCACTTGCCCGGTATTCAATATTAAATACATAGGCCGCATTTTCTAACTCTTCAATATCAACTCTATGATCTTGAGTATCTAATATTTGTTGGCCATCTTTTCTTAAAGATACGTTTGCCCAGCCAAAAACTAAGTTTCTTGTAGTATCAATTTTTATAATTTCAAAATCATCGCCCAAAAACAACACCTCCTAATTATGCATAGTTACTACTACTCACCTTCAGTCACAAGTAAACCTTTATTACCTGCCCCATCATGGATCCCTTTTATTGCAGCTGTAGTCAAATTACCAATTCTTGGTGACATTTCATAACTGCC